GCCGCACGTCGCCCGCCCACTGGGCGATGTCGTGGCGGATGTCATCGAACGTGTGGGCGATCTCATGGCCAGCGTCGGCCACCGCGTGGCGAGCGATGTCGAACGCCTCGGCGATCTGATGGGTGTGCGTGATGATCAGCAGGGCGACGATCGCGATAGCGACGGCGAGAAGCACCCACGGGTCGGACAGCATCGAGACGAGCGACATGACCCCCTGGAAGATCTTGATCGCCACGACCACGCCGAGGATCCCGGCCGCGATCTGCGCGAACACCGGGTGATCGTTGAGGTAGTCGAAGAACTTGCCGAGCGGCCCCAGCACCGGCGTGATCGCCTTGCCGATGTCCATCACCGCCTGGGCGAGGAACACCAGCGCGCCGATTAGGGCGGGCCCCGCCGCCGTCACCAGCTGCTGCAGCATCCTGATCATCGGGACCGCGTACGGCTCGAGCTGCTCGAGGGCGTCCAGGAGCACGCCGCCGAGCGCGCCCGCCAGCCCGATCAGGGCCGACGTCGCCGGGCCGGAAAGCTGCTCCATCATGGTCAGCAGGTCGCCGAACCCCTTGGAGTTCAGGCCGCGGCCGAGGGCGTCCATCAGCTGCCCGGCCGCCCTCGCGCCGTCCTGCGCCAGCGGGATCAGCCTCGGCAGCAGGTCGCTGACGATGCCCAGCCCCTGGGACATCAGCTGAGCGACGGGCAGCGTGAACTGGGCCGATAGCCTCTTCCACTCGCCCTCGAGGTTCTTGACCTCCGACACGACGGTCTGAATGGGACCGGGAAGCTTGTCCAGCTGGGCCTTGGTGTCGCCGATCGCGCCGACGACCTGCATTACCGGCTCGTAGGCGAACAGGGCGAACGCGGCGAACGCGCCCGTCGCCGCGACGACGGCGGGCGCCACGGCGGCGATGAGGCCGATCAGGGCGATGATGCCGACGACCATCATCGAGATGCCCGCGGCGCCCTCACCGGCCCCGGCCGCGCCCGCCTCGACCTCTGCGTCGCGCAGCTCGTGCATCGCCTCGGTCGCCTCGAGCGCCTCGTCGCGCTCGTGGCCGATCGCGGTGGCGGCCTCGATCGCGGCCCCGCCGAGTTCGATCGTCGCGGCGGCGGCCTCCTCCGAGCTGTCGGTGAGCGCGTCCTCGGCCGCCGCCGCCTCGGCCACCTTGTCGCGGATCTCCGCCGCCGCCTCGGCCGCGCCGAGCCACTCGTCGGCGGTGAAGCTGAGCACCCCGCCGGATTCCTCGGCGCTGTCCGTCAGCCCGTCGACGGCGGCCTTCGCCTCGGCGTTGGCGTCGGCGAACTCCTGCGCGCTCATCGCCGCCGACTCGAGCCACTCCTCGTACTCGGCCGTGTCGGCGGAGAAGGTCTGCTCGACCGGGTCCAGCTCGTCAGCCACCGAGCGCCTCCCGGATGACGCGCTGCACGGCGCCGATCGCGGCGGAGCGGACCTCCTGGCGGCGGGCGTCGTTCATGACCATGTACGGCCGGGCGGGCAGCCGTACGTGCCTCGCGAAGTGAACGCCGGACTTGTCCTTCCACCGCAGCGCCTTGGCCCGGACCGGGTAGATGTCGCCGCCGAGCTGCTGGATCCGGGCGTAGACGGTGTGCGGGGCGACCGAGGACTCCGCCTTGCCGTCGCCGGTCAGCTTCGCCGCCTCGGGGCGCACGGAGCGGGCCAGGGTGCCCGTGCGGCGCGCGGGCGGCGTTCCCGGGGCGGACGGCGACGGGCCGGTCATCGACAGCACGACCGACCGCTGGTAGGCCTGCGCCATCGCGTCGGCCGCGTCCAGGGCGGCGCGGTCCTTCACGTCGCGGGCGAGGCGGCGGAGGTAGGCGGGGAGCTCGGCCGGTGTCACCGTTCGCTCGCCTCCTTCTGCGCCCTGTCGATCGCCTGCTGCACCGGCAGCAGCCAGGTGTCCACCTCCACCGGGAGCGACATCCGGCCGCCGCCGTCACCCGGGTGGAGGCCGAACCTGATCAGCCGGATGATGTCCTCGTACGCCGCCCGGCTCAGCCCGTCGGGGAGCCGGGCGCCCCATTTGCCCTGGACGACGTATTTGATTTTGTTGTAGTCGTTGCTTTTGGGTCCGGCTTCCGGCGGAGCTTGGCGAGGTACGGGGCGATCAGCTCCTCGATCTCGTTGAAGTCGTCGATCGGGATGTCGTCGATCAGTTCGGCGTCGTGCACCTCGCCCGCCTCGAAGCGCGGCACCGGGCCGTACGGCCACTTGGTGATCACCCGGGCGATCACCGCGTTGCGCGCGGCCAGCTGCATCGCGCCGGACATCAGCAGGCCCTGCGAGCGGTCTATCTCGCCGTCCTCGGTGATCGGGATCGCCATCTTCACCGACAGCGAGACCGCGTCCTTGTCCTTGGCCTTCAGGTCCTGGACCGGCCGGTGCTCGATCTCCGCGCCCGACGTCAGCGTGGTCCGCATCGGTGTTCCCTTCGATTGGAGGATTCGGCTCGACGCCGCCACCGCGAGCGGGAGCGTGTGGCTCAGCCCCTCGAGGTAGGCGACGGCGAGGCTCATTTGGTTATTCGGTGAAGGCCGCGACCCAGTGGGCGCGGACTTCCTCGTCTTGGTCGTCGAAGGCGGGCAGCTCGTCGCCGGTGAACTTCGAGACGCCGCCGGCGTGCTCGCGGTACCGCTCGTAGCCCGCCCGGGCGCGGTCCTCCGGGGTGTGCAGCACCCGGCCGAGCTGGCCCCAGAAGCTGCGGACGTGGCCCTCGTCCTCGCGGACCTCGTTGGTGATCGGCCCGTAGGTGGTGCGCACGACGATCAGCTTCGGGTCGCGCTCGTCGCGGTTGGCTACAAGGGTCATGGGTCGTTTCTCCTGGTCAGTAGGTGGGGATTGCGTTGGTGAGCGTGATCTTGACGGCCGCCTTGCCGCCGGACGCGCCCGTGGTGGTGATGCCGCCCGAGCTCGCGGCGGTGTGCTGCGGCTTGAAGCTGACGTCGAACCCGAACAGCTCCGACCCGTCGTTGATGTCGTCGGTGTCGTAGGCCGCCAGGATGATGTCCGCCTGCAGGCTGACCAGGCTCGCGCCCGACAGCCCGTTGGAGCTCACGAACTGGAGCTGCGGCTGGGAGTTGGCCAGGAACGCGATCATCGACGTGTCGTCGGTCGCCGGGCTGATCGTCATCTTCCCCGCGTTGGACTGCTTGCCGCGGGCGATGATGAACGGCTGCTGCGACCCCTGCTCGGTGTTGTAGGCCTTGACCGCCCGGGACAGGGTGAGCGAGTGCTCGGCGATGTACTTCACCTGCGTGCCGCCGCTGGCCGGGCCGCCGATGCCGGTCGTGGTGCGCCAGGACGGGTACGGCACCACGGTGGACACGTTGGTGGTGCCGACGGCCGACCCGGCGGTGGCCCGGACCGCGGTGACGAACTTGCCGGACCAGTCGAGCAGCTTCTCGCTGTTGCCGGTGAGCGTGACCTCGCTGGCGACGGCGTAGGCGTACTGCTCGGCGCCGTTCGCGGCGACGCCCTGCCGGTCGGTGTAGCAGTACGTCGGCCCCTGCGCCGGGCCGTTCGCCGCGCCCACGCTGCCGTTGAGCAGCGCGAAGACGTGCGTGTACGGGGCGGTCGTGTTGGTGAACGGCAGCGCGGTCAGGTGCGCGAACCGGGTGGCCGTGATCGGGATGCTGGTGGCCGAGCCGGTCGCGGTCACCATGACGACCTCGTTGGCGGCCGGGGTGCCGGCGTCCTCGAGCCACAGGTACATGCCGGTCGTGAAGCTGGCCCCGCCCGACGCGACCGACAGCGTGGTCGCGCCGGCGGTGGTGGCCGCGTTCGTGGTCGACGCCGGGCTGGCGGCCGTGCCGCTGACGGTGTAGTCGCCGAGCAGGTTGTACAGCGCCTCGCCCAGGCCGTGGTCGCCGAAGACGTGGCCGCCCATGTCGAGGGAGCCGATCAGCGGGCCCTGGTAGGCGCCGTAGGTGTCGCCCATGCTGCCCTGGAACGACTCGTCGTAGAGCATCATCGGCTTGTTGCTCGGCTTGAAGCTGGTCAGCGGGATGGGCGAGCCGACCGAGCCGGGGATCGTGCCGGGCGTCGCCTCCTTGACGACGTAGACCTCGCGCTCGGCGGTTACGCCGAAGGTCACCGGGGGTGCCATGGCCTACATCCCTTCCGTGCCCGTGGCGGGCGTCGTGAGCGTGCTCAGCGCGGGCGTCGGCGAGGTGCCCAGCGCCCTGTTCAGCGCGCCGCGCTCGTCGGGGGTCAGCGTGGCCTCGGCCGCCTCGAGCATGGCCTCGCGGAGCGGCCGCCACGGCCCCCAGTCCGGCTCTTCGTCGAAGTTCCGGACGTCGCCGGGCCTCACCAGGCCGATCACCGGATCCTGGTGCGGCCCCGGTCCCTCGTATACGTAGTTCACGCAGGCCTCCTATGCCGCGACCATGGTCAGAACCTCGAACGTGTAATCAATGCCGCCGCGGCCGCGGCCCCGGTCGCCCTCGACGGACCACTCCGGCGCGCCGTGGACGATGCCGTACGGCTTCTCCCCGGCCTGGATGATCAGCCGGCCGCCCTGGGCCGCGTACGCCGCGCTGGTCGTGCCGAGCGTCCGGTCCGCGTAGATCAGGGCGTCCATGTCATTCAGCAGGTCATCGAGCGGCGCTTCCGCGCCCTCGAGGTGGTCGGCGTAGCTGATGACGTCCAGCGAGCAGGTGATCCTGTAGCGCCGCGCCCGCCAGCCGCTGGTGGCGCCGCCGTAGGAGTCGCGCAGGGTCGTCACGCCGAGATGGACCGTCAGCACCGCGCCCCAGCTCGTGCCGTCGGCCTCGCCCAGCGTGTAGTACGAGTCCGGCGCGCCGCCCTTGATCAGGTAGGGGAACGCCGTGCCGAGGCCTGCGGACGCCAGCGGGCCGCCCTGGTAGTAGACGCCAGCGTCGGCCGTCTGCAGCGTCCCGCCGAAGTACGCCGCCACCGCGTTGCGGACCAGCTGCCTGTCGCCGCTCATCGCGCGCCTACCAGCAGGTGCGCGGGCGGCAGCGCGTCGAGCAACTGCTCTACGGCGTCCTCCATCGCGGGCTCGCCGTCTGGGCCGAGGAAGGGCCGCCCGCTGGCGTCCAGCGCGAAACGGTACGCCTTGGCGAACGGGGCGTCGATGAGGAAGAACTCGACGCGGGTAGTCACTACAGCCCGGCCAAGGTGCTCGTCCACCCACGCGGACCTCTCCCCGACGAAGCGGTCGGCCCACTCGGGGCTGCCGGCGTCCCAGACCTCGATCGGCTGCATCAAGACCTCAGCGTCGGTCGGTACGGGGCGAGCCACCCGCGCGCGTCGTTGACGAGGCCGCCAGCCTTGCCCGCGTTCGGGCTGTCCGTTGTCCTGGCCGCCGGGCCGAACGCGCTGGCGGGCTCCTCGGCCGAGACGTCGTCCCTCATCAAGAGCGCCACGCCGTAGGCGATCACGGACTGCAGGATCTTGCGGGGCATCTCGGTTACGCCGGTGGTCGCTATGTGCGCGTTCTGCGCGGCCGCCGCCAGCGGGATGGCCGTCGCCGTCGGCGGGACGGTCGGAGCCGCGGGAACGTAGGCGCCGGCCACCGTCAGCGCCTCGCTGACGCCCGCGTCGTAGATCCGCAGCACGTCGCCAGGCAGGATGCCCGCCGGGTCGGCCACCGTCGCCGACATGGCCTCTGCCGCGATCGGCTCAGTGAGGTACGTCGACGGGTAGCCGGGCACGTACGACCAGTTGACGTAGGTGAGCATCCCCTGGCGGGGCGCCGGGCCGAACTGGATGGCCGGGCCGGTGAAGCTCAGCCCCCCGTACGGGACGAACGACACCTCGCGGCCGTCCTCCACCCACACCGAGGACGACGACAGCGACAGCGACACCATCGCCGACGGGTCCCAGCCGTACTCCAGGCCGACGATCTGCCGCACGGGGATGTCGCGCGGCTTGACGTAGATCCGGCCGCCGTTGCCCGCCCGGGTGCGCAGCTGCTCGCCCTGCACGTAGTGGGCGTGCAGGAGCATGTCGCCGCACTCGCCGACCGCCCAGTCCGACGCCGCCAGCAGGACGTCGTAGAGCACGTCCTCCTGCACGCCCGCGACGCCGCCCGGCACCAGGTTGTCCAGGTCCATCCACGTGGGATAGGCCTTGAACATCGCCGGGGTGACGTACGGCTGCGAGAGCACGCCGGAGGCGGGCGCGACGATCAGCGGGGTCGTCATCGCTCACCTCCGGTCATGGCTTACGGGGCTTCAGTGGTCGGCGCGGGCGGCGGGGCGTCGCCATCGCCGTCCTTCGGCTTGTGGGCCGCGCACAGCCCGTCGTCGCCGGGCGTCCCCTTGCACGGCTCGCCCGCCCTGGTGGTCTCCGCGCAGACCCGCGGGGGCGGCGCTATCGCGTCGCCGAGCCGCCATTCGCCGTGCGGGCAGTGCAGGACCGTGTCCGGGTCGCCGCTCCCGACGAACGCCTCGGTCCGGCCCGCCTGGGCGTTCTCCGCCAGCCGGGCCAGCTCGGCGGACTCGGGGAAGCACTCGTCGCATGCCTCACTCACGAACGCACTCCCCTTCCCGGCCGGCCGCCGCGCAGCGCGAGCACGACGCGATGAACGGCCGGAACCCGCAGGTCTTGCACCGGAAGGCCAGCCGCCGCCGGGTGGTGCCGCTCAGCGACGCGAGAGCGCCGCCGAGCTTCACCACCGCCTTGGCGTCGCCCGGCGTCATGTCGAACACCCGTCCGGGCATATTGCCGCCGTAGCGGCGCCCGGACGGGGCGTCGACCTGAGCGATGTCGTTGCCCAGGATGACCTTCGTCACCGGATCACCCAGACCAGCGTCGGGTGCCCGGCCGCGTCGCTGTGGCCGTAGCCGAGCACCGTCGCGCCCTGGACGCTGTTGGCCGTCCCGGGCGGCGTCTGCGCCTGGGTGCTGACCTTCCGGCGGGTCATGCCTGCAGGCCGACGACGGCGCCCGACCAGGCCGGGGCGTACGGCACGAACGACCCCAGCTGGTAGGTGCTGAAGTCGTACGTGAACTGGATGTCGGGCCAGTCGTAGCCGATGTAGTCGACCACGTTGTTGACCGCGAACGTGTTGGCCACCTCGCTGTCGGGCACCGGCAGCGTCTTGGACCAGGCGAACGACACGCCGACCGGCATGAACGGGTGGACTTCCAGGTCCACCGCCTTGCCGGTCGTCTGGTTGACCATCCCGGTGACGGCCGAGCCGACCGTCATGCCGCTGATGTCGTCGCGGGTCACCTGGATCCGGTAGCCGCCCGGGTTGCCGGAGCTGAGGCCGGTGCCGCCGCCGTGCTCGACGAACGTGCCGAGCGCCGACCGGATCACGCCGTCCACGTAGACCACGTCCGGGTCGGCGAGCAGCTTCTGCCCGTAGGAGGTCGCGGTGCCGTTCTGCGCGTAGTTGCCCGACTCGACGCCCGCGCCGTACAGGGCCTTGAACATCGTCTGCCACGGGGTGTCGCCCTGCGCCGGGGCGCCGGACTGGCCGAGGCCCGCGATCGAGTTGACCGAGTTCGCCGCGGTCGCGTTCGCCGCGTAGGTGGCGATGTAGCCGGTCACGGCCGGGTTCGTCAGGACGGTCAGGAAGCCGTCGTAGCCGTTGACGTTCGCGCTGGAGTCACCCGCGTTGTACGGCAGCGCGCCCGTGCTCGTCGAGTAGGAGGTCAGCACCAGGCCCGACGCGATCGCCAGCGAGCTGCCGGCCGCGACGAACTGCTGGAAGAAGAACGAGCCGGTCGACGCCGTGAAGACGTACACGTTCCAGCCGTAGGCGCCGGACGGCAGCGACGGCCAGGCGGTGACGGTCAGCGTGCCGACGCCGCCGCCGGTGATCGCCGACGTGGTGACGATGTTGCTCGGGGCGGACTCGCCCCAGCCGCCCACCGCGGTGACGAACATCGAGTAGGTGCCGTTCGCGATGCCGCCGCCGGTGACCGCCGAAGCGGCGGTGAGGCCGGTCGGGGCCGCGATCGGGCCGGTGTAGCCGTTGGCCGACGGGCCGCGGCTGTACAGCAGGGCCTTCTCCTCGCCGAGCATGTGAGCCCACAGCGTCGCGGTGTGGCTCAACTGCCTAATATCCTCGAAGCCCTGGCCGATGTACTGGGCCTTCCACGACACCGAGTCCGACAGCGACATCTCGGTGTAGTTGACGGTCTTGCTCGTCGCGGCGTAGTTGATCTTCTGGCCGCGCCGCAGCGGGACGCCGGTCGTGCCGTAGACGCCGCCGGTGGTGGTCGCCTGGCCGCCGAACTGCGGCAGCGACAGGCCCTGCGCCTGCGGGTACTCCGAGTTGAGGAACGGCGCCTGGTCGGCGACGCCGCCGGTGTTCGAGTTCGTCCAGCCGAGGATCTGCCGGAACTGGATCGCGGAGCCCTTGCCGTTGTTCTCGCGCGGCACCGCGTTCCGCAGCGGCGTCTGGCGGGGCACCAGGATCTGCGCGGACTCGAACAGGTTGTACGGGGCCAGCTGGGTGTTGTACCCGCCGGTCTCCGGGTAGGCCTGGTTCCAGTCCTTCGTGACCGTCTCGCGCAGGCCCTGCAGGTCGGCGTTCATCGCGGCGAGCTGGTCGGCGGGCAGCGACTTGCTCAGGGTGTCGATCGCTGCCATGCGCTTCTCGTAGTCGCCCTTGGACGTCCGGGCGCCCTTGCGGATGCCCTCGCCGGGGACGAACACGTCGTGGCCGGTGTCGTGGTCGGCGTGCGCCTTGCGCAGCGACGCCTTGTAGCGCTCGAACTGCTCGATGACCTGGGCGCCCTGGTAATCAGGGCGGATGGGGCCGCCGCCGCGGTAAGCGCCGCGGTGGCCGCCGAAAAGCTCGACAGTGCTGGGCATGATCCCTCACGAAGGTGATGCGCCCAGCGGCTCTCAAGACGTGATCTTGGCGCGCTCCTGGGCGGCGAGCTGACGGTAGTGGTCGGCGTCAGCGGGATTGGCGACTACTTCCGCCCAATCCTCGTAACGCTTCGCAACGGCGGCGTGATCGTCCTCGCCCGCGGCCTTCGCAGGCCGGGTGACGGACATCATGGGGCCGCCCGGTACCGGTGTCGCCTTCACCTTCGCCAGCTCCGCCGTGAGCGTGTCAACACGCTCCTTGTACGGCTGAACGGCCTTTGTGACAGCGTCCTCAACGACCTTGGCCAGGTCGCCGGTTTCCTGAGTCACAGTATCCACAGTCGTCTCCTCCTTCGCAATCTCGCTCTTGCTCGCGTCGTCTCCGATGCCGAACTTCTTGGCCGCCTCTCTGATCTTGGGCATGGCCTTGTCGCCAAACGAGGACTGAGGCGCCCGGGACAGCGCGTTGGCGGCGTGCGCCTTGTCGTGGACCGGGAAGTGCCGCTTGGACCGCGGCGTGGTCTTGCCGTCGGCGTCCTTGTCGCCGCCCGGCTCGATGTAGGCGAACGCGCTGTCGGGCAGGTCGTTGACGTCGGCGGTGGACATGTCGGCCTTGGCCAGCTGGGCGCGGATCCCGTCCAGCTCGGCGTGCAGGGGGGCGAACGCCTCGTCGAGGCGCTTCTTGTAGTCCTCTTCCAGGTCTTTCGCTATCGACTGCATGAGCGCCGTCGCGGGCATCACGTTGCCGTCCTGGACGGCCGACTCGCCGCTCACCCACTGCCGCAGAAGACTCGCGGCATCGGCCAGCAGCCCGATGTCGGCGACCTCGCCGAGGTTGCCCGCCGCCAGCTCCTGCGCCTCGTAGCCGATCAGCTTCCCCAGCAGCGCGATGGCCTGCTGGCCGCCCTCGATGTCAGCCGACTCGTCGACCTTGCCGCGCACCATCGCCTTCTTGACCAGCGCGACCGCGTCGGCATGCCAGTCCGGCAGCGACTTGGCGGCGGGCGCGTCGGGCAGCGTCGTCCCGCAGTTCTCGCACTTGGAGCCCGTGTGATCCGCATCGTACGACTTCTCGCACTTCGGGCAGTCCCGCGCGCCCTTGGCCACCGGGGCGGCGGTGCTCTTCATGAGCAGGATCGGTATGCCGCTGGCCGGCGCGCGGACGCCGTCGACGCGCTCGGCGTCGATCTTCTCCAGCTCGGTGATCAGGACTTCGCCCGTCGTGGTGGTCATGGTCAGCTCCTCAGTGCCGCTATCGCCTCAGCGGTCGGCGTACGCCGCTTCGCGCTGCCCTGCATGCTCACGCCGCCGATCTTCCCGGCCTTGACCAGCTCCCACGCCTCCGGCGTCCAGACGATGCCGAGCATCCAGTCGCCGTTCTTGACCACGTAGCCGGACGGGGTCGTCCAGTCGTCGCCGGGCCAGATGTAGGACTCGACCCGGTCGCCCGCGCCCTCAGTGCCGTCGGCGTGGTCCAGGCCGATGCCGCCGCCCTTGAGCAGGTAGTTCCACGCGGCGTCCTCGATCGCGGCCTTGGACGCGAAGTCGCGGTGCCCGTCGGCCGCGACGGCGACGTCGGCGCGGTCGGCCGGGTAGGCGACGACGAGGGTGTACCGGCGCTCGTCGCTCGCCTTGACGAGCACGCCGGCCACGGACTCGCCGTCCCACGTCGACTTGGCCGCGCTGCCGTCCGTCTCGACGGTGACCGTGCCGTCAGGGGTGACCGTGGTCTTCATCAGATGAACTCCGTTTCCGCTACGGCCCACGCAATCGAGTCCTGCTGGAAGTGCTGGCGCACCTTCGTCAGCGCATCGCGGACGTCGAACGCGTAGGTCTCGTCCTTGAGCTCAACGCACCAGCAGGCGTTCTGCCAGGGCGAGTCCGGCGACGAGAACCATTTGCCGTGGACCTCGCTAGCCCA